TTGGACAAAAAGTTATTACTAGAGTATATAAAATTCCTAAAAATATTTCTTTGGTTATGTTTTTAAAATGCTTTGATTTGTAGCATCACATATGCCATTAAATATTATAATTTTACAATTGTCTTTATTTAATTCTACATTACTACCAATACGAATTTCAATCTTTGCATTAACAATTTTACTTTTACTTTCAAGTAAATCTTCAATCCATTTAATTAAATCATTATCAGTATATAAACCATTATCTTGTCGCGCTCTATAACCTTTAAACCAAGTTCCTATATAAAAATCTCCAGGTTTCCAGCCATGATTACGCATCATTTTTATAATTTTAACTACATCAAACTTAACCGCTGCCATAGACATTTCTTTTGTTTCATCAGGTGTAAATTCTTTTAAATTGGTACGTTTAAATAATGAAAGCTGACTTTCTAAATCATCAATTGTATTATTTACCGTACTCATTGTTTTTTCTGTTGGAAAATCATAAGGAAATCCCCATCCAATATAACAAGAAATATCATTATAAATAAATGTTTTTTCTCTATCCAAATAATCTTTTATTTTTTTATATAATTCTTCTTTTGGATAATGCTTCAAAAATATTTTTTCAATTTCATTAAATGCCAATTTTCCTTTTTCTTGTTGTGCTAATTCTTCCACATTATATCGATTCCAAATGAATTTTAATGATTCTTTCATGTTTTCATCATCACCTTCAACTACCCTTTTTACAAATTTAGCAAAATCTAATTTACATCCATTGAATGCAACCAATCCATTCTTATCAGTTGTAATTCTATTCACAACATAATTCCATAAGTTGCAAAATTCTTCAGCTTTTTTATCATATATATTAAGAAGATGTGTTTTATCTTGTATAAGTTTATCTAATTTATCATAGTCAATTTCAATACATGCACAAACTTTTTTATCATGCAATCCTAATGTAGGTGTTGTACCTTCCATTGAAATACTTCTATTATTAGCTTTAATAAACGTATTCCATTCTGGATCAGTTCTTTTATCATGAAAAGACACAACTTTCTTTTCAAATAAATCATATGAAGCCCAGTCATCATCACCAGGAGATTCTCTTGCTTCAATATAACCATTTTTTAGTATTGATTTTAAACCTGCACCTGTTGTATAATGTCTAATGATTTTTACATCTTTTAACCCGTCAATTTGTGCTTCAAATATATATTCTTGTAAATGTTTCATATATTTAATCATTCCAGGCTTTTATAACCTTTAAATTTTTTATATTTAAATTTCTTGCAGCACTTATGTTTTTATGATCATCATCAACAAACACAACTCTGTCATATTTCTTACAAAGTTTAATCAATACATTCGCTTTCTTTTCTGCATCTGACTTACCAGGATATTGCTTTGTACTGTCATTTATCGCATGAGAGAAAGTCTTTTTAAAAGAATCACCAAGCTCTTTTAATGCTCCGTCTTCATCACGGAACCTCAGGAATTCGCTGATAGCCTTTTTTAATATCTCCTCACATCCGCGGGCAGTTAAGAAACAGAAATCATAACCAGCTTTTATATAATCATCCATTATTTTAAGATTCTTTATCAATGGTGTTCCTGATATAATCGAGTTATACACTTTTACAGGATCCGAGAAATCTCGATAGTCAAACCATGATTTCTTATCAGGATCCTCAGCATCTTTATCATTTGCGAACTCATGAGTAGTCAATGCTATTTCTTGTTCTCCTGGTTTCTTTTTATATATCTTTATCGCATTTGTATTTACCCGTAATATAGTATCATCTATATCAAAAACAATAAGTCCTGATACAGAATTGGGTAACTTTTGCAATTTTTCTATAATATATACAGATAAGCTTTTCATATATTAAAAATATAATTTTTAATGTAATGCAACACCGGGTAATCCTACAACAGGGCGTGCTGTATCATTTATCATTAGATGCTGATGTGTCGGATACATTTGTAACAATTCTGACAAGTCATCATTATATACATCAAATAATTTTATGTTTGTTATCCAGCCGTTAAAATTATGAAGTATAAGCTCTGACTTGTCATATATAATAAATTCATCATTATATGATATAACAGACTCATCTATCGTATTATCCATATCAAACCAATAATGAGCTGAATTTAACTTATATCTCGGAATATTCATATTATATACATATTTATATGCAGAGAAATCACATGTGTTCATACATTTAGACCATCTTAATATAACAAAGAATGTAGAGTTTGCTGCAAGATGTAATGTCAGTCTTTCATCTATATTTACAGATAATATACAGTCAGATATATCCTGTTCAATATTTATACTTATATTCCCCAGTGATAATAAAGTACCTGAGAAAGCAGCGACCATAGGATTAATTATAAATGATATAGATCCTTCTTCTCCGCAATATGGCTTCTGATATACTATCTGTGATATAATATTGGCATTATTGATAAACTCATATTTAGAGTCTGCTATTAATGTTCCTTTATAATATATATTCTCAGATCTTATATCTACTGTATCGCAGCTTATATATTTACGGGTAGCATCTGACTCAAATACCGGATATAATGAATTAGCGGCATATTTAGGAGCATCTGTAGCATCTGTACCTGAGTCATATGTCTGATTATCATCATCTCCGAATAAATCATCATATTTATTCTTTACAAATGTATTAACAAGCGCCTCGGTATCACCTAAGTTTACTGATCCCTTTTCCTGATATTTTACTAATGATACCTTGAATGTTGTCGCAATCCACATCAAAGATTCATTTTTCTCCTCATATGCGCCGTTGACCATCCACATTCTTTTCATCATCGGAATATAGATAAGGTCACCTTCCATGGGCTGAGCAGTAGGACCGAAAGCAGTAGCGAACATTGACTTTGCTATTTCTGTTTCCCAGTCAGTTTGAAACTCTATGCCGAAATCTGTAAACTCCGGTCTTGAAGAAGGCATTGTACCATCTGCAATAAGCAGTTTTATCTGTTTTACTGACTCAACATCCATTAATGTATATTCTTTAAATGTTAAATCCTTTGAAGTCACATTCGGAGCTAGTTTAAAATAATATATAGGTATACCAAACATACATGATACCGTATCAACAAGATTCTGCTGTAATGCAATGGCACCGTCCATATTTGCATATGGATTATATATATTAGAAGATGTCTGTGTAGAACAAGCCGTAAAATTAAAACCTTCTGCAAGAGCTGTCGTATAATCAGTCGTCGGTGCATCATTAATTGTTACAGAACATATATTACCTGCGACCATTATAATAGTAATAAAAATCAGAATTTAAATCTACTGTACCGGCTAAAGCCTCTTCATAAGACATATAACATGACCAGCAAGTACCGTCTATAGAATAACCGTATTGCAATGAATCTTTAGATATCTCACCGCAATTATCATTTACCTTTATAGAAGATATATCATTAAAAGCTATATTGAAATTAATTACCTGAGGTGGTGAGCAACTTTCAAGACATGCCTGTGTAAATGATGTCATATAAAAATTTTTATTTTATTAAAAATAATTTTTAATCTTAAGCTAATTTACCACCCCACCTGAAAATTGCACATGTTCCATCTCCGCCATATACCCACATATTACGCTGTTTAAAATCAGACGCCCACATTTCACCAGTATACATACATATATGTCCATGTACTCCGTGATTCATAACGGCAATATCACCAGGTCTGGCATTTGATGAAGTCCATGATGACTGATCTGCTTTACCATGTACTGTAGCTATATGTTTAAAACCTATTTTCGGTAAGAAATTAGCATAATCTTTAGCAGATACAGGATGACCTTTAGTATCGATACCACCAGCTTCTAACATTAATCGTACATATTTTGCACATTTACCTGAACTTTTTACATTACTTTTATATCTTGCATATGTACATGCATTATTAACATGAAAAAATCCATCAGGTTTTATAAATGTACCAACAAATAAACCGCCGGCACCGCCTGGTGAACCGCCGTTATCATACGTTTCTGAAAACTGTATAGTACTTACTATGCCTTCTATAAGTTTTTCATTTGTATATTGCATACCGGTCTTATTATCTGTAAAAACTGCCTTTGTCATGATGATATCATTTCCATTATTTTTTCTACATATGACATTCTTTTTTTCTGCTCAGCTTCATAATTACCAGGTCTTTCAAAATATTTCAGCCATGCATAACAAGCCTGTTCTATATTTATCGCCTCTTTAATTTTACGACCTGCTTGTTTTTCTGTATTATTTAATTCATATACAGCAAATTCCATCTGTTGTTCTACAGTAGATCCAATTACAGGAACACCTATAATTCGTTCAAATATATTTCGTCTTGCCTTTAACCATTGGCATAAACCTTGTGCAGAACTGGATGGGTTCTTAGCATATGGATCAAATCTTGACTCTTGATATATATTACATAATATACCGATAACCTGGCTTTTAGTATAACCGGATTTAAGTAAATAATTATAACACCGTTTACATACATTTGACATGCTTTTAATGTCACCGTTGACAAATGCACTTTCCGGTAAGTCTCCTAAGAACTCGTCATCTGTAGCAAACGGATCAGAAAAAATAAGCGGATTACTTATAAGATAATTATGGTATTCAAGTTTAGGTAATTTTGTCTCACCCATATCTACACCGTTATATTCATAGCATTCCTTAAACAATTCAAGATTTAATTTCGCTATATGTTTAAAGATTTCATCAGATACATCTTCTGCTACAATATCAGTGACATATTGTTGTGACATATATTAATCTTATTTTGTATACTTATATCGCAAATTCAATATAGATGTTATTTGTGCTGTTTCTATTTTAAGCTCCTCTAAATTTAATTTATCATCAATCTCCTTGTCAAATACAATAGTAAGAACACCTATCATATTATTGTTATTATCAAACATTGCATTATATATAAGTGCTTTAGTCTCAGTTTTGTTTTCCATATCATAAATAAGCGGAGACTTTAAGATTTCTTCTTTTGTATTATATATAACTTGCCTGCTGTCAGAAGATAATATGTCTTTTACGACACTTGATAAAATTGAGAACGGATATCCAGAAACTTTGCTGCATAAAGGAGTTTTTCCTAATGCAAAACTTTCATAGGTACATGAGTATTTGGCGAATGGAGTGCCTGATAAGTTTTGATATGAGTTATGAAACTCAAATATCATTACATGACATGCACCTAAAGCAATACGTATATCCTTAAGTTTATCATTGATTTCCTCAGCATATACCATACGTTCCTCTAGCATTGTCGCATGTGTTGTAACCTTATTATCATCACGTTTTGTTATATAGTCAATAAGTTTATCATTTTGAGTAGTTATAACATCTACTATATGATCATTTTGCGTTGCTAAATTAGTTGTTAATTCTGAAGCAATTTTATCTATTCCGGCATTTAAGTCTGATGATATATGTTTTATTATTAATTTCACTGCTATATAAACTATACCGATGGCAGCAGCAATGAAAATACTAGACCACCCGTATTGAGAGATTAAAGTTATTAAATTAGATAAGTCCATTTGTTATAGTAACCTTGCGAGTATACTTAGTTTTATTAAAAATAAAAATAAATATACCCATTTAATCATTCTAATACACATATTCTACATTATGCGCTTTATCTGGATTATTACTATAATAATAAATGGCATCATCATATGTATCTCCGAGAATATCTATACCATATCTTTCTTTGAACATGTTTTTTATTCGATCATAATAGAACTTTATGACATATCTTTTTCGTATATTTATATCTATAATATTTGAGCTTTTATATTGTGTATTCTGACCTTCATATCTCTGTATATATAATGGATACATAATATGAATAAACTTTGTTTCCAAGAAAGTTCTTACCATTAGTTCATAGTCATCACATGCTCTGTAATATTGTGAATGACCACCGACCTTAAAATATATATCTCTTCTCCAACAACGTAAATGATTCGGAGCCGATATAATATCAAGCATCGTACATTCATTTATAGGTGTATGTATAAACGGGATATCTTTACCATAATAGTCACAATACACATAATCATTCTTACCGAACATATAACCCCATGCATCCCCCCATATCTTATCAATAAATTCATTATCACCATTTAGGTTTGCATTTGATGAGTATATAAAACCAGCATCAGGATATTTACGAGCAGCATCTTCTATGTAAGCTACAGTAAATGGTAATATAATATCATCATGATCTAATTCTATAAGCCATTTACCAGTAGACATACAATTTGCTCTCCATTTTGAAAGACCAATATTTCCATTGGATGGTTCTATACGATAATAATATAATCTTTTATCATATGATGTTGATTCCTTAGCAAACTCACATTCTTCACCAATTGGAGAATCATCAACTAATATCCATTCCCAATTATTTACTGTTTGTTTTTTTAATGACTCATATAATTCATAAAAATACTTTTTTGATGTCTTATATAATGGAGTTATAAAAGATACTAATGGATCACAAACGCCCAGCATTTGTCTATATAATATATCATATAAATCTTTAGCATGATTATTCCAATCATTATATAATGCTACTCTTGATGAATAATATATAGGCAAATTTTGTAAATAACTATCTAAAGCAACTGATATATTTTTACATTGTATAACAATCATATCAATTGCTCTTTTATATTTCAAAAAATATTGTTCAAGACTATATAAATCTGATACTTGTATTGTATCAAACTCAAAATCCATATCATAAAAAGTATCTTTATGTACTATTTTATTCGAACAGTCAGAAAATATAATAATATTAGGACATGAGTTATTAGGGAAGTTATCCATAAAGATTAATAAAATGTTATTATATATTTCTGAGAGTCCTCATCATAATGGATATCATTTACAACATATCCTGGTAATAATTCAGTGTCTACACATATTGTCGGACCGCCTATAGGATCTATCATAGATATATGATCCTCATTATAATGAATTATTTTCTGCGGACCCATTTCCATACATAAAATATATTCATTATCATTTATCTTTCTTAAATAATTATTAATATTCTCGCGTATATTCAATGATAATGTATGATTCGCGAAAATAATATTATCATGAATTATATTATATACTTGTTCAAATAACTCATCATATGTTCCTGAGTTATCAATAATATAATCATAGTTATCCTCGTCATCCAAATCATGCTCTGCTACATTATCCAGTTGTTTCAAATCATTTCTTTCAATCGTGAATGTTATCGCGTTCACCTCTTTCATATATTCCAGTTCATGGATAAAACGGTTATCTGTGACAATAACATATTCTATCTCATTATTAACACGACATTCCTCTTTTATTTTATTCCTTACGATATTTACAAAAGTCGATCTATTAATAGACTGCTGACATACATATGTACCTACATATACAAGAACTTCCCGGAGACTCATCCAATACTTATGATTTTTACTCCCATCAAAATTTGTATCAGAAAAACAATTAAACTGTGAATAATATTCCTCCGCTGTAATAATATATTCCGGATCCGGCTTAATCTCAGTATATTGAAACTTATCAGTAATACATATCCATGCATTTGATTTGTTCATATAAAAACGCTCAACTGGAATCCCGAATATTGTAGAGCATATATATTTTAACTGATCAGCATATGCAATACATAATACTTTCTTATCATATTCTGTACCATAATCAGATCCACCATAAGTCGCAGATATCATAGGGTTCTTATAAAACTTGTTAAATATCTCCTT